TTAGTTCACGAGGTTTTTTTGCAATTATATGAAAACCCTGAAAAGCTAAATGATATTATCCATAACAACAAATTAAAGTGGTATTTCATAAGATTGTGTAAAAACAATTACTATTCTAAAACATCTAAATATCATTACAAATACAGAAGACTACATAAAGAAATAACATTCACAAATGATTTGATGAGATACAACTTTGTACTCAAAACAAAAAATATATATTTTATTAAAGATAGTGAATTGATTAACAAGTTATTAGACGAGTTGTATTGGTACGATAGAGAGTTATTCAAGCTATATGTACTAGGTGATGATGATGGGAAAAACTACACATACTCTAGTCTTAGTAAAAAAACAAGAATAAGCAGAATGAATATATACATAACTATCAAGAAAGTCAAAAAATATATAAAAAACAGACTCAAAGAGATAAGAAATGGATTATGATGATTTACATAGATTAGTTGGTTATGGCTTATCTGTCATAGAGTTTTATAATGAAGATGAACAATTAGAATATGTAGTCGATTTAGATAAAATGACTTTCTTAGATGTTGATGTAGTACTGAGTTCAACAAGTGAGCCACTTGGTATAATAAAATTAATAAGAGATGAAGAAAGTAAAACTAAAAAAGAAAGCGTATAATTATTTAATAGCAGTAGGCAAAAGAATTATGGGTGGATTTGAAAATGTAAGTGATATAGTTTATAGCGAAAGAATCGAGATATGTGTAGAATGTACAAAACTCAATCCTGAATACGAATGCTCAATATGTGGTTGCCCTGTTGAAACAAAAGCAGCTTGGAAAACTGAAAGTTGTCCTGAAAATAAATGGTAATGACAAAAGAACAAAAAAAAAGACTAAGAGAAATATGGCAACATTGTAAGACTGGTGTTGCTAAAAACAAAGAAGCAAAAGCACAACTTATTGAACTATACAATGAGATACATAAAACAAACTATAAAACTAATTCAAATTGTAGTGCTTGTTTAAATACTGTATATAAAGGTTTTGTGAACATAATACGAAAATTAGATGAAGAAGAAAATACCTGATTACTATATAGGTAAACAATACGGCTTGGAAGCACACAAAATTATAGAAGATTTTGCAGGTGATAATTACAATATCGGTGTAGCTATTGCATATTTACTACGTGCTGGTAAAAAAGAAGATAATGCTATAATACAAGATTTATCGAAAGCTATACATCACCTAGAGTTTGAAATTAAAAGACAACATAACCTTAATAATAAATATAAAAATGAAAATTACTAAAGTAAAAAGAAGTGAGATTAAAATTAATCCTAAAAACCCCAGAATTATAAAAGACCATAAGTTTGACAAGCTGATTAAAAGTGTAGAAGAACTACCTGAGATGTTAGAAATGCGACCAATAATCGTAAATGAAGATATGGTTATACTTGGTGGTAATATGAGATATCAGGCGTGTGTACGTGCAGGTATAGTAGAAATACCTATATATAAATACACAAGAGAAGAACACGAAAAGTCAGGACAGAAAAAACCTTATGAGTTAGTATGTGATGAGATAGTTATCAAAGACAATAGCAATTTCGGTGAGTGGGATTGGGATGTGTTAGCAAATGAGTGGAATATAGACAAGCTGAAACATTGGGGACTTAATATACCAAAGTGGGATGATGATTCTTTCGATACTGCTATTGAAGATACTGGTCTGTATGACTATCCTGATGATAGCACTGTATCTGCAAATGTGAAAATGGTACAACTTTTTTTGAATACAGAAACAGAACCTCTATTGAAGAAATATGAATTAGCTTTAAGAGAAGTTTATGGTACAGATAATTTGACAGACACAATATTCAAGGCAATAGAAAACCTATACAATGAGTCAGAAAGTAAATAAATATAGAGTAAAACCTAGAATGACAGATGATGAAGCTAAAAAATTATTAGCTACATTACTAACTGATAGCGATTACAATAATCTTATAACGCAAGATGCTGATATATATTGTGATGATACTGGTATGTTATTAGCTAAATTTCGTAAAAAAATAATACCTAGTAATATTGCTAAAGATGCTTACGATAATTTGAAAAGTGCTGCTACTGCATCATCAAATAGAAGCACATCTGCAGGTGAGAAGAATGAGAAAGGCAATGCATCTGAATATAGAATAAAAAATGATGGCACTATAAGTAATACTACAAGTGCAGTAGGTGATGCACCAAACTCTGGTATCATAGGTTACTTTGATAGGAATGCAAGATTCCCATATTGTAGGCAAACTGCATTCAATGAAAAACAATTTGCTAAATTCAAGAAAGCATATCCAATAATCAAATTTGTAGACACAAAATACGCTGAACTAGTACCTGAAAAGTATACACTGCAAAGAGCACAAGCAGATGCGACAACACAAGACTTTGTTATAAGAGATACTGCATTCACAACAGTGACAGTTAATAAAAATTGGCAAACTGCAGTACACACAGACAAAGGTGATTATGAAAAAGGTTTCGGTAATTTAGTAGTGCTGAGACAAGGCAAATATACTGGTGGCTATTTTGTATTGCCAAAATGGGGTGTAGCATTCGATGTACAGAATTGTGATTTGTTATTAGTAGATGTGCATCAGTTACACGGAAATACACCTATACATAATGTGAGTGACGATGCAACAAGGATTAGTCTAGTAATGTATTACAGAAAAAATATGATACATTGTGAAGAAACTGCAAAAGAAATTGAGAGAGCAAAACGTAGACAACAAGGTGATAAAATAAACTAATGTGTGGAGTTGTAGGATATAGCAGTAAAAAACCAGTTGAGCAAGATTACAAAATACTGTATGATTTAATTATACAAAGTAAAATTAGAGGTTTGCATAGCTTTGGTTATACGTTTTATGATGAAGTTCTAACAACAAAGAAATATCATAATTTAGATAATCTTACATTACCAGCATCAGCAAATAAAATTATATACCACAATAGATACTCTACAAGTGGTGACTATAAATTACACGAGAACAATCAACCTATAACTAACACTGATATGTCGCTTGTTTTTAATGGTGTGATAGATATGCGTACAAAAGAAGAAATGCAAAACTATTATAATATCAAAATGCATACAGATAATGATGGTGAGATACTATTACATAAGTGTAGTAACAAAGACGATATCAAAGAGTTTGTACAGAACATTTCAGGCTCATTTGCAGGACTTATACTAACAAAACAAGGCAATATGTATGCAATAAGAAATAACAACAGACCACTTTGGAGAATGTGTCTAAACGATTCAATGTTCTATGCATCAACAAAAGATATATTCAAAAGAGTGAATAATGCATACGAACCTGAACAACTTATACCTAATGTGATATATGAAAGTTAGAGAAGCGACTAAAGAAGATGCAGAATATATCAAGAAACTACACAAACAACATAAAAAACATATAGGTGGTTTTAATCTGTACTGGGTTTGGGATAAGTACATAGATGGTACTGCAAAACATAAGTATGTTATAATAGACAATGCAGGTTTTATGAGGTATGGATATAGCAAGAAATACAGTGCATATGTGTTATATGAGATAGCAGTAGATATTGATTGTAAACAAAAAGGTGTAGGTACTATATTGTTCAATGAATTACCGAAACCTACAATGTTAAAGTGTAATACTGATAATGATATAGGCAATGCATTCTATAAAAAAATGGGTATGACGAAAGTAGGTGTAACAAGTACAAAAGCTGGTCAAAAACAAAATATATGGTGGAATACATAGACTATCATATACAATCATCTAATGCTAAAGACATAGACCCATCAAACGATTGTCTTAAATATGTAGCAGACAGATTTGAGTTGAACATAGAACAACGCTATTGGCTTGCATTTCTATTTGCTACTTGTTATTCTGCAACGACTGTTTACTACATTTACAATGAGTTCCCTGACTATGAGAATGTAGATGTAGGTAGATTACAGAGATGGTGGGATAGTAATAGAGATAAAACACTATTTCAAACAGATAGATTGCGAGTAAAAACACAGAATAGATTTGTAGAAACTTTTGTCAGTTATAGACAACTACTTAATGGTATGTCACAGAAAGATTACTATGAATCATTAAAACAACCAACAAGACAGAACACATACGACAACTGCTATGACAATTTAATCAATATAAAAAACTTTGGCAGATTCACTATGTTTATATATCTAGAGATGGTTAATGTACTTACAGATTACCCTTTAGAACCGACTTATTTAGATCTAAAAAATGCAGAAAGTTGTCGTAATGGTCTTGTATATCACTTAGGACACTACGAACTAGACACACATGGCAATAATAAGAAGCTAAAACCTAAACACTACAATTATCTGCAATACAAATTTACAGAACTGCAAAGACAGATAGAGAAACTAGATATACAACATACAAATATTTGGAATATAGAAACTACATTATGTGCATACAAGAAATACAACAAAGGTAAAAGATATGTAGGTTACTATATAGAAAGACAGAAGAAAGAAATACAGAAGTTACAAAACAATGTGCAAGATGGTGTAGATTGGTCTGTACTTTGGCAATTTAGAGATGAAACATACGATAAAAAATGGCTAACAGAATAATAGCAATAGGTGGTCAACCAGCAACTGGAAAGACAACGCTGATGAGAAGAATTATCAAACACTATGATAAATTCAATACATTCAAGTCAGGTCTTGTACAAGGTATGTACAATAAAGAAAAACAATTGTATATCATAGGTGTATATGATAGTAGTCTGTTTAGTGGTACAGATAAATTGTCTATGGCAGTACAACCGCATTTTATTAGAATGATACATAAACAACTGCAAGATGCTACAATTGTATTTGAGGGCGATAGACTATTCAATCAAAGTTTGTTCGATAAAGTAGAGTGTGAGATATATGTGCTAAAAGCAGATGAAGAAATAATACACGAAAGACATATCGCAAGACAAGATACACAAACAGATAAATTTAAAAAAGCTAAGAAAACTAAAATAGAAAACATAGTACAAAATAATGATGTCAATGAGTTTTACAATAATACGCAAGAGCAAAATGACGAGTTATTTGAAGCTATAATAAATACGATAGAAAATGGACGAAAGTAGACACATAAAAAAAGAAACAATGTTAGCTGCATTAGAAAGCAGTCTAGGTGTAGTTACAACTGCTTGTAAAAAGACAGGTATACCACGTAGTACTTACTACAAGTGGCTGAAAGAGGACAGTGATTTTGCAGACAAAGTAAAAGACATAGAGAATGTTAGTTTAGATTTTGCAGAAAGTAAACTATTCGAGCAGATGCAGGACAACAATACTAGTGCTACAATATTCTACCTAAAAACAAAAGGTCGCAAAAGAGGTTATTGGGAAAAGCAACAATTTGATGTTACAACAGATGACGAGCCGATTAAAATTAATATCAATCTAACAGATGACGATTAATCTTGATTTTACACCTAAACAAAGTACTGCAATCAAATATCTGTTTGATAACACGAATAGTGAAATACTCTTTGGTGGTGGTGCAGGTGGTGGTAAGTCATATATAGGTTGTGCTTGGATAATATTGTCTTGTATAAAATATAAAGGTATAAGATGTTTAATAGGACGTAGTAAACTTGACAACTTAAAGAAAACAACACTAAATACTTTCTTTGAAATTTGTTCGCAATGGGGATTGAAGTCAAACAAAGATTATGTGTTCAATGCAGGTAGTAATATAATAACATTCTATAATGGAAGTGAAGTATTGTTGAAAGACTTGTTTCACTACCCATCAGACGCTAACTATGATAGTTTAGGTTCGCTTGAATTGACAATGGCTTTTGTAGATGAGTGCAATCAAATAACACAAAAAGCTAAAGCAATATTATCGTCAAGAATAAGGTACAAGTTAGATGAGTACAATCTTACACCTAAACTATTTATGAGTTGCAACCCAGCTAAGAATTGGGTGTACAACGAGTTCTATTTGCCACACAAACAAAACAAGTTACCTGAATACAAAAAGTTCATACAAGCACTTGCAAGTGATAACATACATATATCAAAACACTACGAGCAACAACTTAGTAAGCTAGACGAAATAAGCAAACAAAGGTTACTATATGGCAATTGGGAATATGATGATAGCGAGGACAAGCTGATAAACTTTGATGCTATACTAAATATGTTTGACAATACAAGCATAGAGGCTGGTGACAAATATATTAGTTGTGATGTTGCTAGATTTGGTAAGGACAAGACTGTTATAATCTATTGGAATGGTCTTAGAGCTGAAAGAATAAAAGTATATAGTAGTAATACAATAACTGAAGCAGCAAAAACAATACAAGAAATACAAAGACAAGAATTGGTGCCATTGAAGAACATTATAGTTGATGATGATGGCATAGGTGGTGGTGTTCGTGATATACTAAGGTGTAAAGGGTTTGTAAATAATGCAACACCTATAAATAAAGAAAACTATCAAAACCTAAAAACACAATGCTATTACAAACTTGCAGACTATATAAACGCATCAAAAATATATTTGCATACAAACGATACTAGCATAAAAGAAGATTTGACAAAAGAACTAGAACAAGTTAGACGTGATAAAATAGATAGAGATACAAAACTAGCTATATTGCCAAAAGAAAAAGTTAAACAAATTATAGGACGTTCACCTGACTATTCTGATGCATTGATGATGAGAATGTATTATGAATTAAGACCGCAAGGTGTATACTATGTGCAATAAAAAGAAAGGGGTGCACTATGCAACCCCAATCTATAAGAAACCCAAAACGTGACAATGATACTCAAATTAAATTATTTATATTTTATATTATGGAATTAGTTATCAACAACACAAATTACTCTATACCTACTAGCTGGTCGCAAGTATCTCTTGGTAAGTATATGAAATTTATGCTAGATATAGAGGGTGTTGAAAATGAGTTAGATAAAACGATAGCTACTATTAGTGCTTTTACTAATGCACCTAAAAAACTACTACAAGGTTGTAAGAAGTCAGATATAGATGCAGTAATGGAAGAACTAGGCAAGCTAATGGAAAAAGAAGCTAACAAAGACCTTAACTTAGTAATTACTATTGATGGTATCCC